ACAACACAAACAATATTAAAACCAACACGAGCTAGAGGATTAGATACTTCTGCCGGAGAACAAATAGTAGGTAATCAATTACTTGAAGACCCTAGTTTTGATGTAAATGTCGCAGGTGGAGCTAGTGGACTCCACTGGGCATGCGATGTTACTGGAAATGATGGGCTTTCAATAACTGGAGGAAAAGCAGTTTGGGCTGATAGTGCAAGTGGTGATGATAGAAGATTGCAAGACCAGTCAGATGGTCCTTTTACTGATGTAACTGCTAGGTATAGAGTTACAGTAGTAATATCAGATTATACTGATGGAGCTTTAAAATTTGTTTCTGGGTCTTACAATTCAGGTTATAATATTAGTGGAGTGGGAACTCATGTTATTGATATGTCTCCACTTTCAGGAGGAGGTAATTTTCATTTAGATGGAAACGCAGCTGCAGATTTATCAGTCTCTGAGGTATCTTGTTATAAGCTAGAATCCTTTCCTAACAACAATCACGCACAAATACATTCAGGTAGAGCATTAGAGTTTGATGGTGTTACTGATTATTTAGTAGCAGATAGTGTAGCTGCTCTTGCAGACTCTGATTTTACTGCAGCTATATGGATTAAACCTACTCTTGATGGCTATACTGGAGGTCCTGGTGGAAGAGTTCTTTTTTCTTTTCATGACGGTAGCAATAATAATAGATTGATTGTTTTTATAGCAGGGAGTATAAATGGAACTTTAAAAACTTACACAAATAGTGGTCTTAATTCAGGAAATACAAACACTCCTTTAACAGGAAGTTGGGAAAGAATTGTATTAGTAAAACAAGGCAATTCTATACAAACTTATAGAAATGGAGTTGCTGATGGAATAATTACTATGGCAGACACAATATCAGGTAGTGCTAAATTTAGTATTGGTCAAGAATGGGATGGTTCTACTGCTTCAGATTTTTATTTAGGAATGATGTCAGATTTTCAAATATGGAACTCTGTGTGGACAGCAGCTGATGCAGAATATGATTATCTTAATCCAGAACAATTAGTATTAAATAGAGGTGGTACATCGCTAACTAACTCTAATCTTAAACTATGGTACCCAATGAATGAAGGTCATAGAGGTAATCAGTCTTATGTACTTGATGCTTCTAATACAGGTCTTGGTGATAATGTTCTTCTTAACGGAACATTTGATACAGATTTAAGTCAGTGGACAGTATTAAATAATACTGGAGATAATAACGTAACTTGGGTAAATGGTAAAGCTAGACTTTTATATGACCCTGCTATAGCTACAACTTCTTTAGGTATTAGTACTAGCGCACAACCTGACCCAATGACAGCTGGTGTAAATTATAAAGTTACTTTTGATTTAGTAGCAACTTCTGGAGAATTAAAATTTTATGATGGAGCTAATTATACTACAGGATTAGGAACAGGTTCTTATGTTGTTTATTTTAAAGCTGCCGCAGCTGATATTCAATTTAATAGAAATTCTTCAGGTCAAGCAACAGACGTTACTATAGACAATGTAAAGATATACCCAGTAAACGCTAAACACAACGCAACAACTGTATTTTATGGTGATGAACTTGTAACTAATGGAGATATGGAACTTGATGATAACTGGAACGACCAAAGCTCACCAACTACAAATGAAAGAAGCTCTACACGAGCTAATGGAGATAGTACATACTCTAGAAAGGCTGTTGGAGATTCTACGGGAGATGGATTAAAAAGTGATACCTTTTCTCTTGTAGCAGGGCGTACTTATAAAGTTGAATTTTATTATTTTTTAGAAACAGGCTCTAATAATCTTTTAGCAAGACTTCAAGATGGCGATGGGAACGATTTAAGTACCTCAGAATCACTTACAACTAAAAACGCTTGGACAAAGGTAACTTTTAGTAGAGTTGTTGAAACTAGTGGAAGCGCATCTTATTTTAAGATATATCAAAATGGTTCAGGTTCTTCAACATTTTATTTAGATGACGTTACAGTTAAAGAAGTAGGTACAGCTATGGGATGGACAGATGCAGACCAACAACTTGATATATCTCAAACAGCTTTTCAGTCTTATAATCAGTTAGCTTGGCCACATGGAGCAAGTAATCATCAAGTAAATATGGCTGATGGCGATAGTGATATGAAATTTACTACAGGTGATTTTACTATATCGTTTTGGATTATGCCTAATTCGAATACTCTAGATGGATATGTTTTAAGTAAGGGAGCATATAATACTTCAGGATATTATATTTATTATGACGGTTCTACTCGAAAAGTTTATTATCAAACAAATCAATCTAGTGCTGGTCAAGCAAATAATTCAAGCGCTCTCACTTTAGGTAAATGGCATCATTGTGTTGTAGCTATTAATGATAGCGGTACAGACTCTCAATGGTACATAAATGGAGAGGTAGATGTAGAAAAAGTTAACCATACAGCTCCTACTGCAGATACTAGAAATTTACAATTATATAATAGAGGTGGCGGTTCTGGTAATGCTAATTTTGGACTAACAGAATTATCTTTTTGGAATAAAACATTATCTCAAGCAGAGGTAACAGAAATATATAATGATGGTTTAGCCCTTGATGCTACAACTCATAGTGCTTCTAGTGATTTATTACACTATTGGAGAAATAATGGATTAGGTACATGGACAGATATAGGTAACGCAGGCTCTTTATACAATGGAACTCCAGCAAACATAACACAATCAATGCTTATTACAGCAGGTGAAGACAGTTCAAGAGATTCACAAGGGTTCTTGATGAATAGGCAAAGACTTACTAATAGTTTGAACTTAAACACAAACACTATTGCTGATGGAATTGATAATGGAGATAGAGCGATTGTTTCTGGTGGAACAGATTTAGGAACTGCTGATTTTTCTGTTAGCTTTTGGGCTTATAAATTTCAAGACTGGAAAGACCAATGGGTTGTTAGTCAATATATAGATACTAATAATAGATGGTATATTAGAGCTAACGAATCAAACCCTCCTAGGTTTCATATATTTGGAAAAAGTGGTGGTAATGTTATTTTTAATATAACAGATAGTTCAACTAATTTAGACAGCTATTTAAATACTTGGGTACATGTTGTTTGTACTGTAGATAGAGATGGTAGTGTAAAAATTTATTTTAATGGTTCAGAAATAAAATCAGCAGCAGTTGAAAGTGGACAACATAGTACATCTCTTACGTTTGCTTCAGATTTAATTATTGGTCAAAATGGCGATACTAGTTTTGATGACCATCATTTTGATGGAAAAATAGATGATTTACTAATTTATAGCGATAAGTTAGAAGCACCAGAAGTAACAAGAATTTATAAAGCAGGTAAAAGGAGTCATAGATAATGGCACATTATGAAATGTATTTTTGTATACCTAGCAGTGCATTTGATAGTGCTGTTGGTGACAAAATAAAAGGGTTATACCCTATAGTAGAATCAGTTAATGAAGAAACTGAAGAAGTAACTTATAAGTCAGCACCTACATGGTATGATATTATAATGGCAGGTAAAGTAGGACCACCTAGATATTCACACGATAAGTCTTATGTTATCATTAAAGGTGAGTGGTCTATGAAAGATGGAGTCCTATCAGAACTTATAGCACTAGGTGATGGAGTAGCTTATCCTAACTTTAGTGTATTAACTAAAACAGAAGCACAAACACTAGTAGCAAGTTCTACTTTTACAGGTGAATAATATGATTAAAATAATTGGGAGAACTAAAATATAATGGCTATATTTATATACTGTGAAGACTGTGAAAAAACAGTAAAACCAAACAGTTGTAAGCATAAAAAAGGATTTAATCAAACTCGTGGAGATATAAGTAAATATATAAACATGAGAAAAACTTGGAGCGGGCAAACTCAGGTAGAGTTTTCTCAAACAACAATAGACCAGGACATAGCAGATAGGAATAGTAGATAGTGGCAACATTTAATGCACAAATAAATGATTATATTGGAAGTTTTTCTGATACAGATGCTATGGAGCAATTCTTAAGAGATGGATTAAAACAATTATATAATATCCTTCCTCCTGAAAAACTATTAGAATGTGTTACTCATACAGAACTTAATAACTCACCGTCTACTTTAGCCTTAAATACAGTAACTATTGGGCCAGTATTATCAGTTACAAGAAAAGATTCAAAAGGCTTTAATCAAATATGCAGGCAGGTATCTCCTGTAATGGCTTCAAGAGTTACTGATACAAGTGATTTAATGCATGCGAAAGAAACAGACCCTGTATATTTTGTTAAAAACTCAGTTTTAAATGTTTATCCAGACCCTACAGCAAGTCAAACTGCAGAAGTATTATATTTGCCACTTACTCAAATAGCTAATGGAGATAGTGCTGTAGCTAATTTATCTAATGATATGGAATATATAGTTGTATTGTATGCAGCAATAAAATGTGCTGAAAGTTTGTTAGCCACAGAAGAAGATACAGAATTATATGTGCCAATGATAACATCATTAAAACAAGATTATGTACAGTCTTTACAAATGATGGGTGTTCAAAGAGCGCAAGCACCTAGACAAGCTGCGCCAAATACAACAGGCGGAGGTAGAGATGAAGGTTAAAGATTTAATACAACAAGTAGAATACACAATGGGAAGGCAACCCGAACAGTATATGTTGCAACTTATAAATGACGCATTAATGGATATGTCAGGTAAAGTACAACATTATACTACAGAAAAAATACAAAATTTAAATTCAAAACAAAGATGGTACAAATTAGATGACTCTGTTGTAGATATTACAAGAGTTGAGATTCTTTCTACACCATCAGATGCGTCTTGCAGTATTGGTAGTTATTCTAATCAAACTGATTGTGAGTCTAACGGAGGGACTTGGACTGTTCCTGAAGGTAGATATACTAGAATACCATTATTAGCAGATTCACATAAATTATTAAAAAATGATACAGACGAAACGTCTGATTCATTAAAATAGGAGTAAAAAATGGCAAGTACATTAACAGCCTCAACAATGACAGTTTCTGTATCAGAATCTATCACGCTTAATGGAAAAAATCAAGGTGGGACAACAACAACAACAATTTCATCTATTTCTGAAATAACAAAAAGAATCTTAAGTATTACTACTACTGAAGCTGTAATAGCTACATTTAGTGCGGCTGTAGCTTCTGCTGGGCATTATGTTGCAGCTAATGTGAGGTATATAAGATTTACCAATCTTGATGATGCAGCTTTTGTTGCATTAACATTTAGAAATCAAGACAATGATGAAGTATCTATTAAGCTTGATTATGGGCAAAGTTTTATATGGAATGGTGATAATGGTAATGGTATGACAGCGGTTATGAACGCAACTCAAGATGCAGATGCTTCTTCTTTTGCAAATTTCGGAAGCTTAACAAACATTCAAGCTGACGCAGAAACTGGTACCGTAGATTTAGAAATGGTTATAGCATCAGTATAGGAGCTTAAATGGCTACAAATAAAAGAAGTTATCCTAATAGTTATTTCGCATGGTATAATGACGATGATAGGTTAGCTATTGTATGTAAAGTATTATCTAACGACACAACAGAAACTGTAATAGACAAGTATGATACATATTCTGGAGATAGCGTAGTAGGCGGTCTTCGTATACATACTCATTCTAAGTATGGCATAGTAGAAGAAGTAACAGATGATTTAAAATCTAATTCAGGACTTGATACTTCACTACATGCATCTATTATTGATTATATTAAATCAAGATTATTAGAAGATACGGGTGATTTGCAAAGAGCTGCATATTATAGAAATAAATATGAAAGAACTATTAAGCAATACCCTCACAGAAAAAGTGGAGTAAGGTCTTTATCAGTACCTAGATTATAATATGGATGTATTTCAAGCAATAGAACAATTTGGTGTACCTGTAGTAATGACTGTAGCATTTGGTTATTTTATATGGAAGCAAAACAATTGGATTCAAGATGATTTAAAGAAAGATTTAGATGATGCTAATGATAGATTTGAAGGTATCGTTATAAAGCTTATAGATGCCCAAAAACAGATGCAATTAGGACAAGAAGATATAAAGTCAAGCTATAGAGCTATTGTAGAAATTCTTGCTGCATTAAGCGGAAATGGGCTTAAAGAAAGATTTTTAAAAAACAAGAAGTATGAACAACATTAGGAGGTATTATGCCACAAGGTGAAGGAACGTATGGGTCTAAAGTTGGAAGACCTAAAAAAGAAAAGATGAAAAAAATTGCAAAAACCATTGGGAAAGCGAATAAGACCAATTTAAAAGGTACAAATGCTGACAAGATTATAAGTCCTACTGTAAAAGGTCTTAAAAAAAGCGGCAAAGCGATTAAAAAAATTGCAAAAACCATTGGGAAAAAAGCTAATAAAGCCCTGCAAGAAAATAAAGATGTAATTGGTGCTGTAGCAGCAGGTGCCATGTATGGTTATGTTAGGGGGAAAGACGCAAGAGGTCGCTCAGAAAAAAAAAGAGGACCAAAATAAATAATTAATTAAATAACAAAGGAGTTATTAATGTCAGGATTTGGTAAAATTGTTGCTGGATATATATTCAATGACGAAATGAAAGAAAAAATGATAAGTAAAATGAATGAGAATGTAGATATTCCATTTATATCAGAAAAAACAGAAGCTAAAATATTAGACGCTATCTGGGACTCTGTTGAAGAGGTAGTTAAGGAAGCTTTAATAGAAGACTAAATGCCTAAACAAGTATACCATATAAAAGCTTTTGAAGGTGGTATCAACAAAAAGGCTGACCCAAGAGACATAGAAGACAATCAATTAGTAGAAGCTACTAATGTAAATGTTTCTAATGTAGGTAGAGTAACAATGTCAGGTAATGGTAAATCTTCGTTTGTTACAGTAAACGCAGAAAATGTTCCTGTAAGTCCTACAGATAGTGAAGGTCAAGATAGGTTTGATAACGAAACGCCCATATCGTCAGGTCATGGGCTATTTTCATTTACACACGATTATGATTTTAATAATACAAGTGTTACTGACAATACTGGCCCTAATGAAGTTAATACAGAATTTATATGTGTTAATGATGGGGCAGATATAGATATATGGACAGATAATTTTGAAGGAACAGACTATGGGCCTTGGAAAGATTCTCTTATATCTATGGGTATTGTACATAACACAGGTACTGATGGTAATAGTGAAAATTTATTAGATGTAAAAGGTGTAAAGCCCATTTATTATAAAGCTGGCAATGGACTAAGAGTCTGTGATGCTAATTTTAGTGAAGAAGTTGTTGAGAGAGCTATGGTAAGTGGTGTTAATTTAACAGTTTCTGGTGTTAGCTTAACAACTGAAGCGGGTAAATTTAAAGCTTCTGATGTAGGTACTTATATTAAAATTGATAGTGAAGTTATGAAAATAACCGCTTATAGTGCTGGCACTGGTTCTGGTAGTAATGATGTTCTAACTGTTGAAAGAGCTAGGTTTAGCACTAAATCAGAAGCTCATCATGCTGATAGTGGAAATAAAAATATTATTAAAATTAATGTGCCTAAAGTATTTACTCATATTAAACGTCCTATGCTTAAAAATGCAGGAGCTAATACAGATATAAATAGATGGGTTGAAGATATACAAGCTCCAGAAACCCCTAAATCTGGCAGTTTTAAAGTTTTTAATTTTAACCCTTTAGGAATTTTAGGGGACGCTTTAAGTGAGGACTCTTTATATCCTAGCAGTCCTGAAAATGTATTTTTAGGCTTAGATTTTATTGAGTCTGATGCAAATGCAACTTTTACTCTTAAAGATGCTACTGCTATACAATTAGAATCTGGGAACAGTACTGAACAAATAATTGTTTTAACTGTGGCTGACGAAAGTACAGGCAATGCAATTGATGTAACAAATCTTAATTATGGTTTTGCTATAGGTAAATTTTTGTCAATATCAAATGCAGGTACAGAAGCTGGAAATACTGATGGCTCTGCATTAAATGGAGTTCATGAAATTGTTGGTTTTGGTAGTAGTGATGGTGAAGTAAAAATATCTAGTGAGTTTGTAACATATACACAAGAAGGTAGTGAAGAAGTTGTTTTAGAAGACCAAATAATAGATGACAATCTTAAAAATAAATATATATTTGGCATGTCTTATCTTTATGATGGGGGCGGTAGTGAAATGCAAGAATCTAATATTTCTACAGCTCATTCAGCAGTAGGTACGCCTCTTATAAATATAGCCGAAGAGTCAAATTTTGCAAATATAGAAAATTGGCTAACAGCGCCAAATGATTGTTCTAGCGAAACAGCTTTAGCTCATGGGTCTGAAAATAACAATTGGAAAAGAGCAAATGTAAGTAATGCGCAATGTGATAGTAATGGGCATGATTTTTTGTTTTACAAAAGCCCATCACAAACTGTAAGCACAAATACTGATTATAATGTTCATATTAAATATAGGTCTACAGGAACTGGGCAAATGAAAGTTTATGTCGGTGTAGGTAGGGACCAAGCTGTTCCAGGTTCTGGAATGGTTGATGGGACTAATTTTAAAACTATTACTTTAACAAACACTGGAAATTCAGTTATAAATACAGCATCTTTTACTGTTAAAACTCATGCTAGTAGCATTGATTCAGATGCTATAGTTGCAATTTCAGCAAATGGTTTAGGTAGTTCAGAATTATTAAAAGTTAAACAAGTTCTTGTTTATTCAACAGCGACTTCTGAAATGACCAGTTCAGATGCTATAGATTTTAGAATGACTCCAAATATTGTTAATTCAAATATTTCGTTTTTATGCAACAATTCTAGGAGAGGCACATTTAATTCTACAACCCAATATAATAGTTGGAATGAACGTATTGAGGGCTTTAGGATATATATGAAACAAGTAGATTTAATTGACGAGGGACTTGCAAGTGAATGGTTAATGCTATATGATGTAAATTTAAAAGAAGGAACATACATTATGCATGCTAAAGATGCTGATGTAGAAAATTTAAGAAAAGGTGATATAGATGGAGACGATTGGGGAGAAACAGAAACAACAGCCAGCAGAGCAGTTGTTACGAATAATTTGAGTGGCGATTCTATAAGGAATATACCTCTTATCACTTATGAAGCAAATAATGGTTATGATGCAGACACAACTTTAGCTGCTAGGTATAAAGCAACAGCAACTGTAGATAGAAAAGTATATATAGGTAATTTAAAAATTGGTGACAAAACATTTCCAGATAGAATGTTAAGGTCAGATACAGATAAGTTTGATACATTCCCAGATGATGGTACACATTTTATTGATGTAGCTACTTCTGATGGGGAAAGTATTGTTGCACTTGAATCAGTTGGAGATAAATTAATACAATATAAAGAAAAAACTGCATATTTAATTAAAGTAACATCTGAAGGTGAAGAATTGTTAAATACATGGTCTGGAGCTGGAATTAAAAACTCATGTCAAGTAGCTAAATCTAATGAGGGTATATTTTGGGTTAATTCAAATGGTATATATTATTATGATGGTGAAAAATTAAGTAATGTAAGTTCAGATAAATTTAGAATAGATAATTGGTTAACAAATGAAGATTTCAAGAGGCCTGTAATAGTTGGTTATGATAAATACTCTAATAAGTTGATTATATTAACAACAAATATTTCAGGAGCTTCAAGTAGTGGATATATATATGATATAGCTAATAGCTCTATAACTCAACATGACAATTTATTTAACTGGTATCAATTATCTAACCCAAGTGACGTAATAATAGGTAATACAGAAAGTGAGCTATAATGGCTAGTAATGACGAGTCAAGTAAACCATTTAGTTTAATAAGATTAAATGTGCCTATAACAGATGCATTTACAGTGCCTCGAACAGGTGCTGATGCAGCGTCTAATATTCCTGGACAACCTCTTGTGTTACAAAGTACTGGAGATGATGCTAATGTGCCTGTAGAACCTACTAATATATTTAGAAGTAATATGATTGTGTCTAAAAATGGTGGTCTTATAATGCTGTCTCAGACAGACCAAGCATTAAGTTTAGGTAATATATCAGTATGGGATGATTCACCTAAAGATGTATGGAATCATACAAAAGCTGCAGAAAAATTTAAACTAAGAACAAAAGATTTTGATTTAACAAGAACAGTTACAGGTAAAAGTACATATTCTGGCCCTAGTAGAAGGAAAAAGATTTATAAAATATATGTAACATTTAAATGTCAAAGTTATATGTCAGGGATTAAAGTTAATTATGCAACTAATGGCTCTAATAGTTTTACAGGAACATTCCAAGATACTACATATTATAGTAATACTAAAGGATTTGATGCATATAATGCTGGAACAAGCAGTAACGAATGGATAACAGTAGGATTAAAACCAACATCTAGTATTAATAATGTTTATTCAATAGCATTACAGTTTAGTTATGCTAATGCTGGTCAAGTTTCAAAATTAACTGCAGGCAGTGCATCTGGAAGTTCTACAATTACTTTAGCTTCAAATGCATCAAGCACTGATGACTATTATAATGGTATGCCTATATATTTTTATAGTGGAGCTGGGCAAGGGCAAATAAGAAGAATTAATGATTATAACGGAACATCAAAGGTTGCCACTTTATCTTCAGCATTAACTTATGGAGCAGGGCTATCAACCGCATACGATTTAGGCTACATACATTCATCATTTCAAATAAACGATATAAGTATAGTATATAGGGAGAAAAGTATTAAATAATGGCTATTAAACAGTCAAGAGGAATAACTATAGGTAAAGGTACTCCGCAACGTCTTGAGGGACAAAATGGAGATATGAGTATACGCTCATCCAGAAAAGGCTTAAAGTTATATGTAAAAGAATCTAATAAATGGCACAGTGTAGACCTTGATATAGACTTAAGACAAATAGCATCTACTGTTAGAAGGTTAGAAGACGAAGTTAAAAGATTGTCTACTAAAACAAATAACACCCCTGTTGTAGACAAATTGTTATTAAGACAGCCAGGGGGAGCGTCTGCAGTTGGTATACAAAACAAATCAGGTAACATAGCATTTAGAAATTCTACTGATAGTTCAGATATAAAATTAGGAACTGAATATTTAAATGTTGCTGCTAATGTTAAAACATTATTAGATGGAGCTGATTTTGGTGCTGTTAAAACTTCTTTAACATTAAATAATGTAACTAATGAATCTAAAGGCACTATGTTTACTAACTCTGTTTTTACAGGTGATACTACTGCAATAGAAGGAAATGCTATAACTATAGGAGCAACAGGAACTAATGCTATAGATATGTTAGGTGTTTCATTAACAGAACCAACTTCCCATACTGATTTAGTAACAATAAAACAGACTATAAACGCTACCGATGCTGAAACTGCTTATGACCATTATGTATTTAAAATGAATTTAAGAACACTAGATACCACAGAATTTAGAGATGTTTATTTGATGGATTTGCAGGCAGGCACAAATGATAACAGTACTACTGACAATACATCAAGATTTAGTGTAAAAGAAGATGGAAGTACCTCAATAGGAGGGTCCGTTTCATATAAACATACTGCATTTAGTACAGCAGGACCCACAGATAGCATAGATGTTTCTGGGAAAACAGTATTAGAAGTAGACACATCAAGTAATAATGTAACTATAGGTGGATTTAGTGGCGGTGTACAAGGACAAGTATTATATATAGTTAAAACAGATACTACTAACTTTATACAATTAGAGCATAATGAAAGTCCTGCAGCAGGTTCACATCAAAAGATTTTCTTAACATCAGGTTCCGATGAAAGAGTAGTTGGTTATGGTGGTTATACACTTTATTGTAATGGAACTAATTGGTTTTCATTAAGCAACCCAACAGGAGCTGCAGATGCTGGATAATAAAACACTTGGAATATTAAAAAATATTTATTATGAATATTTAATTAATTTTTATAAATTACACACAGAACTATAAGGGAAAATTATGGCACAACCATTCGCATTAGATAGATTAGCATCAAAAGTAGGATTATCTCAAAAAAGAGCGCAACAAGATTATTTTGACGCAAGAGCTAGTGAAGCTACTGAATTGCTTGAAAAGCAATTAGATAAAATGAGGGAAAAAGCTTCTGAAAAAGGTGGTATTTTTGGTCAGTTTGGAAAGCATGCGGGATTAATGAAAACTTTAAGTACTGTTGCTTTAAATGCTATACCTGGTTTTGGACAAGCAGCGGCATTAGCTTTAAATGCTGCAGACTTAGCTAAATCTCAAGACGATATGAGCAAAAATATAAAAGCTATTGGAAAAACTGGCGGTGTACCATCTCGTTTTAAAGGAACTTTTCTAGAAAACTATCTTGAAGGTGGTAGGATGGGAGCGGCTAGCCAACTAAAAACATCTTTAAAAGGTGCAAAAATGACTAATTTACTAACTGGCCTTGCATCTTTAGTTCCGTCAGCATTAGGCGCTGCGGGACAGACGGGTGATTTGTTAAAACTTACATCAAAATCTTTAGACCCTGCCAGTGTAGCTAACAACATTATGGCAGGAACAGGTGGAAAGTCAAATATATTAAATATTGTAAACCCTACTGCACCAAGCAAATTTGGAAATCTTTTAAACAAAATAGGGCAAGGTGTTGTCCCAGGCACGTTAGGAACAACTACATTAGAAGATTTAATAAACCCTCTTATAAATACTGGTATTAAAGATAAAACATTAGGTGGAAAGATTATTAAAGGAGTTGCTGAGTCAGCATTAACTCCAATGAGTTATGCTCCTTTATTGCAAGATTTATATCAAAGTTATCTTACAAAACCAACTGAAGAACCAGTTATGACAAGAGCGCAAGCTCCTAAATTTTACTAAAAGGATTAATATGGCCAGTGTATTAGATTATTTACTACCAAAATCATTTATGTCAGATGTACAAACTACATTTAGACCAAAATCATTTAATAGATTGCAGGCAAGTGAGTTTACTCCAGGATTTCATGACCCAACACCTTTTGAAAAGTATGGGTTTTGGATGGATGAAGGGCAAGCTCCAACACAAGAAGCTTATAGAATGTTTTCGGAAGGAAGTGAAACAGAAAGAGAAAGATTAGCTAAAGCTTCTGGATTTACTGGTTCTGAAGGTGTAATGAATTATCTAAAAGCATTGGTAGACCCTCAAAGCGACTTTTTTGGATTTAAATCAAAAGAAAATTTACAGCCAGATGTTAACATATTTGGAGGTCAATCATTAGCAGAAGGGTTTGAAAGGTCGGGAGTCTATGATTTTGACCCTGCAATGGCAAAACCAATGCAACTATCTACTCTTAGAGATATAGACCCTGGTAGTTATTCTAAAGAGGTTGCTACAAAAAGAGGAACATTGGCAGATTCCTTGTCTAGACAAAGAGCAAAAGCTTCACAAATTGGTGGTGGTTTTGCAGGCTATGGTAGTAGAGCTGTAGCGCAAGATTTAGCTGAACAGCAGTTTGCACAAGGCTCTCAAGGTATTATGGAAGATGTAAATAAACAAAGAGCAGATGCTTTACAGCAATTATATTCTGAATTAGAAGGTTATGGTTCAATTATAGGCGAAATGAACCAATAGGAGGGTAAATGGCCAAAGTATTACCTGCAGGAGCAAATGTAAATTTAGGGTTAGGTGAAGACCCAATGGATAGACTTCTAAAAACTATCCAAGTAGCATCTCAAGCACAAGGTGTTATGAATCAAGCAACACTCCAACGTGATAGACGTGAAGCTATTAAATTAGAATCAATGCAAAAAATGATGGCTTATCAACTTTCAAATATGGATTCTCAAAACACTACCAGTATTGAAGGGACTAAAAATTCTTTAGTTGAATTAAGAGACCAATTTAAAAAAGAAAACCCAAGACTTTCAGAGGATATCGATGTATTTTATGGAGCTACATATGCTTCACAGATAAAACCTATTGAAGAAGTGCATACTCGTTTTAATCGAATTAAAGATAGATTACACCTTTCTGTTGAAAATCTTAATCAAAATGTTCAAGCTTTACCTGATAACACGATTATAGCATCAGATGAATTAAAATTTAAAGATGAGTTAGCTGGCCTGCAGGATGTTTTAAATGAATACAAAATTAACTCTGGCGAGTTTTCTAAATTTCTTCCAGATTTAAATTCAAGCCTATACTCAGAGGTTGTTGCCGCTAATAACTTAGCAACAGTGCTTCCAGGAGAATTGAAGGGTCTTTTTGATGATTATGAACAAGATTTAGCTGGTATGTTAGGTAGGGGCGAAATCTCTCTGGAATACTATAAAGCTGCACACAATAAATATTTTACAGCAACTCAAGGCAAAGTTAACTCAAAAATTATACCTAGAATTTCTGGAGAAATAAATGCTTTATGGAAAGATTATCAAGAGCCAAACGCATTTAAGGAAGCAATTGCATCAGGTACAGTGCCTCTTCAAAGCGATGCTATTAAAAACCAAAAGCATTACTATGATGAAGCTAGTGGAATATATTATTTTGAGGGGCAACCATTAAATTCTGGTAAGTATGGAGACAAAACTTATGATGACAAGAATCCTGATGAATGGTTAGCTAAGGCTAAAGAAAATGCACAAAAAACACTGGAAAATATTTATTTAAATGATATTAAGGACAAAATAACTGAACAAGATGCGCTTTATAAAGAGTATGTCCTAGGTAGAGACGGTGAAGCATCTTCTTACGCAACTGTACTAACTAATAGCCAAAAATGGCCTTGGCAAGAAGCAACTTCAGGAGGGTTTATTGAAGACATCCTTGATGGTGATAAAGGAAAAGACTCAATACAATTAGAAAATTTAGATGATTTTACAAAGTTAGGTATCAATGTACCAGAAAATTTAACTTTAGACGATTTAAACTCTATGGAAGCCGAGATTACAAAAATGGCTGAGGATGAATCTGATGGTGGCAATTTTATTAAACTTCAGTCTCTAACAAGAGCTAATAATGCCATAGGAAATGCTAAAGCAAAATTAGAAGCAAGTGAAACAAAAAAAAGTGAAACAGATGAATCAGGAATGACTTATTCTTCTATAACAGATTTTGTAATAGATTATGGAAAAGAGTATGGAGATGAAGCTGCAGGGGTTGCCACTATTGGTGTAGGAGCTTACAATATACCTAAAGTTAACAAAGCTATTAAGTTAGCTACAAGTTATATAACTAAAACTTTAGATTTACCTAGTGACAGTGTAATAGATTTATTTAACGATGCTGATTTCAAACAAGTAAGTAAACAATTGGCATCTATAGATAAAAGAATATTAGCATTTAAAAAAACCCTCCCTGAAGGAGCTTCTATGGACTTTAAAGTTGGTTCTAAAAACTTTATTACATATAAAGCTTTATTGCAAGAAAAGAAACAAATAGTTGAAAATTCTAAACATGCTAAAAACTTAATTACTAAAATGGAAGCAGGCCATTTTCCTGATATGAAAGTTGATGTTGATATAGTAAAGCCCGAACCATTTAATATGAAAAAACCGCCTAAAGGAGCAGGGGCAGAAGCTATTGCTGAATATAATAAGGCCAAAAAACTTCATCAAATAAAAATGAGAGAATATAACCTGAATTTATCTTCTAGTAAGTCGCAATTTAGAAAAAAAATTATGAATTTCTTAATAGAATCTGATAAATGGGATGTAAATGCAATAAAAAGAACAGTAACTAAAAGTGTAAAAGAAGCTTATAGAACTCCTAAAGATTTATATAATGTTTTAACACAAGGGGCTGTAAAAGTTGGTCCATTAGATGCAGCCATTCATGCTTGGTTTTTAATGCCTGAAGATGCTGAAATAGGATATAAAGTATCAGCGGCAGGGGTTGCGGGTATGACAACAAAAGGAATTATTAATTATGCTAAGAAGAAAGGCATTTCTCCATTTTTAAATGACAAAAAATTAACAAGTAAATTAGGTAAATTTTTAATAAAACAAGCTCCAGGCACTATGGCTAAAATGGGTTTTAAAGGTGTAGCAGGGGCAGTTGCAGCTGGAAGTGGTATTGGCTCAGCTATATCCGCAGCTATGCTGGCTTGGACATTAAACGATATTAGAATACTTGTAAAACAATTTCCTGAAATAAGGCAAATGCTTTCAGAATCTATTGCAAGACAAGAATCTGGTGAATTAGATATGCCTAACAAAGAAGAAACAGAACAACCTCCTGTAATAAACGAACAAAATTGGATGAAACCATACTCTCAGCAAGGAGAATAGCTATATGCCAGTAAGTCCTCAAAGTGCTATAGAACAGCTAAGAGAACGATTTCCTCATTATAAAGACTTATCAGATGAGCATGTTTATCGTATAGCAAGAAGAGATTATCCTGACGCACCAATACAAGATTGGCCAGAATCTGGATATGTTGCCCCTAAACAATCTAGCCCTGATGACATATACCTTGACAAGACTGATGAAGATACTTTTTTAGATTACTTTAATTGGGGTATTGATGAAGACAGTTCTTACTTGGCAAGGCTTGCATATACTCGTTCATTACAAGGTATGGCTTCAGACTTTTTAAGAGGGGAAGCAAAATTCAAACTTGAAAGACAGCCCGCTATTTGGGAAGAAGCTGTAGCTGGAATATTGGCGTATGCACAACCTTTAGATTTACTTAGCCTGTATGGAGGAGGTAGTATAGTTGGTAAAGCTTTTGTTAAATCTTCACTAGGGAAAGGTGCTACAGACTACCTAACAAAAGGTATCATTAAAATGTCTCCTAAAGCAAAATATAGCGAAGTTAGTCGTGCTGTTGCTGGTATTTTAGGTTCAGAGATGGCTTATGTCCCTTACGAGGGAGCTAAAGCCAATATGTTTGCAAGAACGCTTCATATGCAAAATCCTGGTATGGACCCACTCACACCTGAAGAAATTCAAAAAGAAACTTTTGCAGGAGTTGTTCATGGTGGAGTCATGGGTGTTTTAGGTGGTAGCGCAAGGCCCTTTTTAGCTGCTAAACACGCAGGAGTATTAAGACAAATAGATAAACTAGAGCTTAAAAAAGCACTCACTTCTGGGCAACAGAAACAATTATTTTCATTAAAAAATAAAGTAAAATATACTGGAAACTTAGGGCAATACGCTAGTGAAGTAGCTGGACTAACAGCTGGTGATGTGGCTGGAACTGCAGTGGCATATGGGCAAATGAAATCAATGGAAGAATTAGCGGTTACAGTAGCTACTATGGGAGGCTTTGCAGGTGTAACAAGACTTACAAGTTACGGGTTAAATAGGATTGTTGATGAACCCTTAACAAAAGCTTATGAAAAATATGAAATTGAACATCAAAAAAGGCAAAAAGAGTTAGATGCTGAAGATAATGTTATAAGAGATATGCATGAAAAAGCTAAATCACAAGACGATAGCGCTATTGAATCAAGAGCTATGGATGATGTAGAGAGTGATTCAGCCCCATCATCCAATAAACCCAGAATTGCATGGGAAGATACTCCTGAATATAAAGAATATCAACAGCTTATTAAAGATAAAGAAAGTTTTATGTCAATGAGAGACAAACTAAGAGACGAAGATGCTTTAGACTTTCTAAAAGAAAAATATAACATAGCTTTAAGAATCGCAAATTTTATAGATAATTCTGGATATAATAAAGCTAAAGATGGGGTTAATGGAATACATGAGTGGTTAAGGGATGGTGCTAGGAAAATTGAAAATTCTCTTGAACAAAAAAAAGGTGATATGCCATCACAAATTCAAAACTTGCAATTCAAATTAAAACAAGAGTTTGATATAGAGACAATTAAAGTTGACGATGGTACTGGGAATTTGATTGATGTTGATATTTCTGAGGCGCAAAAATATATGCCTGGAGATACTCCTATAGAAAAACAAACAAACCTATTAAATAAAGCACAAGAACTATATAACAATGTTGAGCAAAGTCAAACTAAAAGAATCTCTAAAAAGTATGAGCAAAATGAACGAGAAGTAATTTCTCTGAGCAAAGACAAAAATGAAATACAAAAGTCTATTGATGATTTAAAAGGAAGATTAAACGAAGATATGCCAGAAAAAAGACGTAATGAACTGGCGACCGAATTATCTGAACACGAAAATTCTTTAGCCTTTTTAAATGAAATAGATGAGGAAATTAATAAGATAAACAAAAGTAATTCTTTAACTACTAATTCTAAAAATAAGTATACGTTAAATTTTGATTTATTAAAAACATTTATATCAACACAATATGCTGATTTACCTGTAAGACCCGCAACTAAAAAATCAAGAGCAAAAGCATTAATTTCATTTATTAAAAAAGTTAACAAGGAGACAGATTCTAAATTAACAGCGCTTAATGAGAATAGACTTGTGAAACTTGCCAGAGAAATGTTTAAAAGTGATGCTTCAGCATTAACTGATTTTTTAAAATTTTTAGACAAAAAAGGTGCTTTACCTAGAGAGTTGCAAGGTATTGGTGATGATATATTTAAAGTATCAAAAAAACAAGGGGGTAGAACAACCCCTAGAGGGCTATTAACTAGCGATGTAAAAGGTGGTGGCGGGCTAGACATTGTAACAAGTAAAACTGGTACAAGAAAAAATATTGACTGGTCTGATACTAAAAGTAAACATTCTAATTTAGATACAAAATCTTTACTAAAAAAAGTAATTAAATTAGTTCAAGACAAGTCTAATAAAGTTATAGCATATATGAATAATAAAAAAGTAGAATATGAGTCTATATTTTTTATAAAAAAACAGGAGGGTGATGATTTTATAAATGTTGCTCTTTCGGGTGATACGGTAACAGAGTTATCAAAACAACTTTTTGGCGGTAAAGTTACAGGAAAAAGTTTTAGAAAATCGTTTTCTACTTGGGTTGACAATCAATATGGTTCAACAAGTGACCAATTTCAATTAGTGGATTATTTTGGATTGACTCATAGAGATGTTAATAAAAAAATATATCAATCTTATCAATCTAAATTTTCTTCAACTGGAGATGGGATGCCTACAGGAAAATATTTAGATATGTTTAAATCTCTTCAAAAAGAATATCAAGATTTAATATTTAATAGTGTTACTTCTGAACAAATGAAAAAAATGAAAAATGCACAACTTAAAAAATATGGCTTAACAGAAGGTAACTTAGATTTAGCAGGAGCAGTTTCTATTTACAGGCTTAAAAAAGGTTTTGAAAATATTGCGCTTATATCAAAAGCTGCTGATAAAGATGGATTTATTTCTATTGAACCTACAAATGTTAAGGGAAGAAAGGCTGATGTTTATAAAATACATGAAAACGTATTAGAGGCAACTTTTAGGACAATGTCAGAAGGTTCATCAAGAATAATTGAACAGTTTGGAAATATTGAAACACAAAATATATTAGGTATACCTATATCTAAAAAATTCGCTCCACTTGAAGAGCTTTTACAAAAAGCTGGAGTTATACAGTATGCAACACAATTGGAAGCCAAAAACCAAGAATTTAGCTTTACAAAGAAACAAATAGATGTATTCAGAGAAAGTTCTTTAGAAAGAAACGCAATAGATAATAAAAAATCTTTAAGAGCTAAAGCTAAAATATTGTTAGCTGGAAATATGAATAAAGAGGTTACACGAAAAAATTTAGGAAACAAAGCTTATGAAAGTAAGTTGAAAGATGTTCTACTTAAGAGTAAAATATTAACAAAAGATGAAATTAACAGCATGAAATCAATTAGCTTACAGGACGATATAATTGATGAATCTGTTTTACAAAGATTAATTAAACATACAAATTGTAATTAAAGGTTATTAAATGGCGATAAAAGGGGCATGTATTAATATTATAGAATCAGATAATGATTCTTTACATATATCTAAATTTAGTTTAGAGCAACTAAGAAAAGATAAAGAAATTCCAGCATCAGACTCTGTTAGTTTTTTAGAAACTTTAGGTGTCAAAGATGGGGCTATAGATAATATACAAAGTGAAAAAACTATTGATATGGCAACTCAATTTTTTAAAGAATACAAGCAAAAGATTACTGATTCTAATTATGATTCTCCTTCTTTGAGAGACATAGCTGATGAAACAATCCCTGGGTTTAGAGGGCTTAAGCTAATTGCCCCTGTTTATTATGTGCTTCAAAAGGGAGGAAAGTCTTCCAAAAAATTAGCTGACAAATTATTAGATTTTGATGTTGTATATACGAGAGATAAAGCTTTTGCTGATGAAACTATAGACCAAATTGCAAAAGTTTTAGGAAAAGATGTTAAGAATATGAATTTACTAGAGCCTGAAATGAGAAAGCAAAAAGGAAGAGTTTTGTCTGGTGCTGAAACAAAAGCAACAAGAGCTTTTGATTTAATAAACCCTAAAACAAACAAATTATGGTCTATGAAAGATAAAGGGTTTGGTTCTTTAGATAGTTTTACTAAAAAACATATTGTTGCTAGAGAATATCATACACAGATGACTAACTTTTATTGGAAAAGAATTAAAGCCGAAATGAAACTGAAATCAACTAAGTTCCAATATGAAGAGTTTTTGGCTGATTTTGATAAAAAATACATACAAAACTATATGACTAGAGCTGTTAGTAGAGAAGTGTTAATGGACATACAAAAACATTCAACTGCAAGCCCTGTTATTGTTAAAATTGCAAACGAAAGATTAAAATCTAGAGCTTCTGAACTTGCTTCTAAAAAGTTTAAAAAAAGTAAAAACCCAGATAAATGGGAAGCAGAATATGATAAAAACTTAAAAGATGCAGATTTATTAAATTCTATAAAAGAAGAAGCAGTTGATATAATGACTTACAATCCAGCCAGGGTTGTTAACAAACATTTCAAAAAAAGAGGGATTTTACTTCCATTTGAAACAGAAATTACTACTTTGTTTGGTAAAAAAAAGAAAGTACAATCATACGAAAGTGACTATAATAGTGTTATGGATAGGTATTCTACAGTAACATCTAAATTTATATCTACAACAAAGTTTTTTCCAGAGTTTACTAATTTTGGAACTAGGTATAAAATATCAGGTGGAGCAAAGTCTAAGCTTTTTGATATGCAGAACTCTTCAAACAAACAGCATCAGTATATAGCTAATCATATTGATGAACTTTTAGGGCTATCTGCTAAAGATTCAAATGCTATGACTAATTTCTTATCAACAACTAGTACGCTTTCAGCTGCTACAGGGCTTTCTTCTCCTACTTCGGGTATTAAAAACTTACTAATCACTATACCTAGAACATTAGGAACTTTTCCTATATTAAATACAGCTAGAGCTACACTAAATTTATTTAACAGCTATGGCGAACTTATGACAGACGCTAGAAGAAAAGGCTTTACTACATACCAAACAAAGACATTAGCCTTACAAGATAAAGCTATAAAGCTGCCATTTAATTTAGGCACATTTAGTATGGAGAGCTTATTTAAAGTAAACTTAATGACACAAACAGAAGGTATTGGTCGTGTGGCACAGGTACAGACTGGGCTAATGACATTTGAGCAGCAGTTAGCTAAGAGCCATGGTGTTAAAAATATTTTAAATAAAGGTGGGAAAGATAAGGTTAGAGACTTTTGGAAAAATGTCTTCAAACTATCTGATGATGAAATTGAGTTTTTATTTGATAAAGAAAGCTATAAAAGAATCCAAAATGGTTTAGCTGACACAGATATGACAGGCAAAATGGATTATATAAGAGCTAAAGTTGCTCATTACTCTCATGTATCAGTATCTGGAGGAACAGGTGCGCAACTTCTTCCGCATTGGATGAGCGGTAAATATGTAAAACCTATGTCTCTATTTTACCGTATGGCATACTCTACCACTTTTGATATGGCTCAAAATCATATAAGGCCAATATTTAAACATCGTAATTTAGCTCCTTTAGCAAAAGCAACTATGGGTAGTGCTTTATCTGGTTGGGCTTTGTGGGCCATGTACGATGCTTTATTTGACACCAAAAATCCTACAGAAAATGAAGATGCATTAACTCAGATAGCTTCATTCTTATGGAGAGCTGAATTTTTACAGTTAGGCTCCGACCTATTGAATCCGTATGGAGCAAACATGTATTCCAAAAAAAGCCCTTTTGACTTCTTAGATTTTGATGACCAAATGATGGCTAGCTCTTTCAATCCAGTCTACGGAACTGCTGTTTTTAGGAATCTATCTTCAGCGGCTTCTCTATTTGGACACACCTTTTTACCAAGCTTAGGACTGACTGACGAGAGGAAGTTTAGAGGACAGGCATTAGATGATTTTCTTAGCAATACTGTTGTTATTTATGCTCAATACAGAAAAAACTTTCAAGAACCATTTGGCTCTGGTTGGAAAAATGACAAACTATATAAAACGCAGCAAGAATTTTCTACTTATGCAAGAAGATGGAAATCTGAAAATAACTACAAACAAACTCATATCCATGGACAAACAACAACTACCCCATATTATAGGAGTTTAAGAAACGCATTTTATAATGGTAGCCAAAAAGATTTTAATAGAGCTTATTGGGGAGCATACAATTATATTATTACAGATATGATGAAGAACTACAGAAGAACTGGGAAAGGGGTTGATATGGCTGAAATACACAAAAAAGCTATGTCTAATTTAAATAGGTCTTTAAGCTCATATTCTGTCTCATCCTTATCTGAAACTTTTGATGTTAAGAATGGTGGAATTATACCTGAAAAAGAATTTCAGAAATACCTAAAAGATAGAAAACTTTTAGATAGGTATAATAAATCTAAAAGAGAGTTTGAATACAGAAAAAGAGTTCTTGTTAATCAAGCTAGCAACATTCAAAATAAAAGAAAATACTCAGTTATGTATGACCTATTTGAATAATTCTGCTCTTGGGATTAAAGCCATTTGACTAGCATTAAAATCTCCGCCCATTACAAGCTTTAATCTACCCTCTTTTTTAAGGTTTATTATTTTTTGCTTTAAATAGTCTACACTAAATATATATCCACCTACAATTTTATCATTATCAGAAAGTAAATGAATCCATATTGCAGAACCTGTAGTAGATATACCACTAGGCTTTCCGCTGCATCTTATTTCTATAGCTATATTACCTGTAGTTTTCCATATATCTCTCTCTGTTTTGACTTCTATCATGGTATTACCGTTTTGTAGGTCTTCTACAAACTTCTCTCCCATTTGACCAAACTCTAAGTCAATGTCAAATTTTTTCATTTCTTCGTAATCCAATGGTATCTTCCTCCAATCGTTTGTTATTAAACTAAGGTCTCCAAAAACATCATATATATCAGTCAGTTTTATCAATTGCATATTTCGCCAACATAATAGCATCTGCTGTTGCTAATGTAGCGACTCCTTTCCATTGATATGATATATAGTTATCTGAATTAATAAATTCTTGGGCCATTTGTTTAAGTATGTTTTTTCTTTCTTGTTTTTTCAATCCCTTTTGTACTTCGTGGTGTTTCATCCAAGTGGAAGGGGTTACATATATAGGGATTATGTTAAAAGATGCAATAACCCCCTCCCATTGGCCATAATTTTGTCCGAATGTAAATATCGAACTCTTACCGTCATGTGGCATAGCCCATACTTTTTCTATATATAAAAATACGTCTTTAGGAGAAGTATCTTCTAATATATCCTTAAATAGCTCTGCCATACCTTGCACAGAGTCTGGACACTTGTTTGCTCTTATTCTATTATCTTCAATAGAGCATATGCCTCCAGATTTCCCTGGGTCTATACCTATATACATTTTAAAACGGTAATTCTTTTGTAACATCTAGCTCCTTTGCATGCGGTATTGTCCAATTATCATAAATGGTACAAATATCGCCATTATAGTTAAGGGTTATTTCAGAAGACTCTCCATATCTAACCTTGCTCGCAATTAGTCTAATTTCGTTTTTAGAGTGCATAGACGGGTCAACCTTATAAGAGTAGTAGACAAAGAAAACATTCTCTGCTACCTGCTCTATAGCTCCTGATTCAGCTAAATCAGATAACTGTGGTCTTCTAGCTTCTTTATTTCTTGATTCTAACGACCTATTAAGTTGTGAAGCAAGTATTACCGCACACTTTGTCTCTTTAGCAAGCCATTTATACTCATTACAGATGCGTTCAAGCTGCAATCTTCTCTCAGTTTCTTTACCACTTGGACTTACAAGCTGTATATAATCATCTATAATTACGTCTGGCTCAAACTTTTTAACTTCTGATGCAGTTTTTGGTAAATCTCTAATAGTATCAAACATAATAAATCTATCTTCACCATATATATCTGCTATTTTTCTAGAAGCTTTTTTAAGTTCTTCAATAAATCCAATATTGCTCTTGTCTACTATACCTTTCCTAACGTCTCTATAGTTAAGTCTTGGGTTTTCGATACAGATTAACTTCTTAATAACCTCACTATTAGGCAATTCTCTATTAAACATAGCTACTTTATAACCACCTTTAACAAGAGAGGCTAACAAGTTCACCAGAAAAGTTGTTTTGCCATGTCCTGGCCTTCCTCCAACAATACTTATCTCTCCTCTTGTTAACCCTCCTGCAAGGCTGTCAATTTCCTTGTAGCCTGTCTTAATCATCTTCTTATTACCTTCTTGCATAGTATTAAGAGTATCTGACATAGCTTTATCTATAGTAAATTTCTCACCTGGTCTAACTCTTATAAGCTCTCCCATAAGTGAATGTGCTTGATTTATTAAAGTGTAAACATCTCCACCTCTATTTAAGGCATCTTTTTTGATGTTTTCTGTAGCATCTATTGTTTGTCTGAGTAGGTATTTTTCGTAGATTATTTGAGCATAAGACTCCATCATGCCCATACCACATACATCGCTAGTTATATCAACTATATATGCGGTAGTTATACCATTTAAATTATCTTCATTTGTTAGTGAAGCGCACAATATAGGAACATCTATATTTTTTCCTTCTTTTATCATACTAGTAAGTTTGTCCCACAGGTTTTTAGATTTCATCTGTGTAAAAACTTTTCTATCTGGTATGTATTGAGCTACTCTACTGTATTCTTTTGGGTAAAAGATAACGCTCCCTAAAACCACATCTTCTGTGGTTACATCAGCTATCTCTTGCATTTTATCTCCTTTTGTTTATTCTTCTTTTTGCATGTTTTTCAATTTTTCATTTTGTAAGTTCGTTAGATGCTTATTGTATTCGTCAACTAGTTTCTCTATCGAAACTTCGCATATCTTATAAATCACACCTACGTTGGTATTAATTTCTTCTAAAGGTCTACCCTTTAAATATAAACCCCAACTATTTTCCGCTAGTATTTTTTCTAGAGCTTTTTTTTCTAGCATTTGGTTTCCCCTTTCCTATTAAATAACTTTCAAATTTCTTAGTATCTTTCTTAAAGTCTATGTACTCCATAAGGGCATTACTTAGACCCGTTATCATCTGTTCCAGAGTCGCCATTTCCAGTATTAGATTTTCTATTACTCTTTGAACTTCCTTTGATGTTGGTTTTTTTCTTTTCATCCTTTTTTACCTCATTTAATATTTCTTGTAATATTTCCTTTAGTTTCGATACCTCTTGTTTTAGACTGTAAATATCGTTTTCCATATCTATTGCTCTTCCCACGTCTTGCTCCCTTCTTTGCGTTTATGTGAGTGCCAGTTTTGTTGTTTTGCTGTCTTTTTTCTGTGACAGTTTGCGCATAATATAATGCATTTTTCGATTTCTTTCTCAATACTTTTGGCTGAATATCCATGCGATGCCATATTCGATACATCATTTCTTTTCTCTTTCGGGTCAAGATGGTGAAATTCCAGGACGATAGGATTGCTTTCACCACAAGAAGCACAAGGATTGCTAAGCTTAAACTCATAGACTAAATCCCTTCTTTCTTTTTTATATTTCTCAGTATTAACCTTAACTCTTTTTTTATATTTATGCTTATATTTAATATAATGTTTTCTAGAATACTCATTTGTGCATTGTCTACACTTATTACTTCTTTTATTAAGTCTCTTAAGCTTCCAACTAAAGTCGGACATTTTGTAATATTTTTCACAATAAGAACATTTCTTAATCTTTTGACTCATGCTTCATCTGATTATCTTCTACCATTCCCCACATTAAAATACAATAGACTATAATATCTGTAAGCCTACCTCTAACGTCTTCTCTTTGTGACTGATGCCCGTCAGCATAAGCGCACAAACCATCCACATGTTTTATCATATAAGTAAGTAGCGCTTTTTCTCTATTAACACCTACAAAAGATGCAACCCTTTCAAAATTAGCAAAAACATTATCCAAGTCACGAGCATATTCCTTTTGACCTGCATCTCTAGTCTCTGAGATTTTGTCCATAATCCTGCTCATAAGGCTTTGCATATCTTTTCTACGCATCTTTCCAACTCTTTGGCGCTCTATTTTCAAAATACTCTGCGCCTACCATTTTACATAATGGCCATCCATTAGGACTTTTTTCTAGCTCTGCTCTTATTTTTTGAACTTTTTTCCATGTACGGTTTTTCATTTTATCTCCTATTTAAAAAAATTTATTATTAAAACAATGAAAGAATACCAAAATGTGATACCAACTATAATAATGCTTAAATATATAGCAATATTAAACCACCTAATCATTCTGATTTCCTAACGGTAAATAACATTCATAATACGATTCACAATCAGGACAGTGAAAATTACTCACTATTCCTTCTCCTTCTTTACCATAATCTTCGTAATCATGGTCTCCTCCCCAAATTAATTCTGATTTACAATGCCAGCATTGCATATTTTCTCCTTTTCTCTTTAATGTTGTGGGAGACGTGAAAGGCGGAAAAGAACAGTGGTAGAGAGGACCACACAATAAAACCGCCTATGTATTCTCACGATATACAAAGTCTCCCACATAATTTATCTCTTTATGTGTCTATAGACTGTTGCAGGTGAAACTCCAACAATTCTACTTATTCGTTTACCTTTCATACCAAAACCATACAAGGTGTTGATAAGAAGCTCTCTAGGCCATCCAACTTTTTTGTACCTTCTTTTAGAATGGGATGTCTGCATCTTTCTTAACTCCTCCTTCCCACTGTTTTACATATTTAACTACAAATGGCGTTCTTTCTTCACCATCTTTATTTTTATATGGTTTACCAGCATCTATAAGAGCTATAACTGGCCCTCCATCAATATCAGTACCTTTAAGTGGTGGTAAAACCTGTACCTCAACGTCTTTACCATCCATTTTAACCACTTTTCTTGGTATCTCTACACCAATAGTCTCACAGAACTGAAAGTATCTTTTGTTACCTGTAGAGTTTGATTCAAAATCATCTCCCTCTTTAGGCTCTAAAAATCTAAAGATACCATTAGACCTGTAAGTTCTACCAACATACTCTTCACCTTTAATCTTTCCATTCTTACCTTCGTAAGACATCTCTGAGTTTTTAGCATCAACAACAAATTCATAGTTATATACTAAAGCTTTAAAAGTTTTACCATCTTTAGTCCATGATACTTCTCTGCTTGTAGCATTTTGCATGTGACCATAAAACTCTCCTCTTACATTAGGTGCGTTTTTAGGTTTTTTTGATTCTGTTTCTTCGCCTGGAACAAAGAAACTTTCTGTATCGTTCAACATATCGTCAAACATTTTAGCTGTTTCAGTAGCCATTACTTATCTCCTTCTTTTTCGTTTTTTATGATTGTTTTACAATGTTCCAAACTTTTTGCATAGTTTGATTCGTTTATTTTACCGCTCTCAAGAGCGCTTAACATAGCTTTTTTAGCCTTTTCATCTTTAACTTGATTAGCAAGCTTAGTAAACTCTTTTTCTTGCTTATCTGTTATGTTATTTGGTAAATCTTCACCAGCAAATAATGAAAGACCAAGACCATGTAATGCTATTGCCTTTGCTAAACACCTTTGAATTGATGTGTTTATTTGAAAAGCATTAGGTGTATCAATAGATTGGTTTTTATTATCAAGAACAGGATGAATCTGAGTTCTTGTTATCCCCTCAATTGTTACGCTTACCTTTGTGTAATAGCCTGTAGTTGTTTGCATATAAGGCATATTATCATATTCATGTACTTCCCAAGTTGCCTCTGGAAATACTTTTAAGACCTCTCTTACAGCATGCGCCCAAGACAAGTAATCAAACTTACCTTTTTGCTCTGCTAATTTAGAGATGTCAACGTCTTTTAGTTTTTGAAATACACTCACGTTTATCTCCTTTACTTTTTCTTAAAAAAAGGCGGTTTACAATGGTCTAGAAATCTACAATAATTGCAATTCCAATCCTCTACAGGACTGAATTTTTCTCTAAACATTGGAAGACCTTTTTTATGTTCTTCGTTTACGTTAGTCCAAAAGGCTTTTGCTCTTTCAAGCATAACCATTGGAACTTGGTAAGACCTCATCTGTGAATTGTCTTTATTGTAGTAGTACAACCACATACTATCAAGTCTACCAAATTTTTCTTTAATAGCTAGCCCATAAGTACCTAACTGCAATTCTTGGTGTACAGAAGCATTAGGGTTAGGATTTTTCCAGCCAAACTTTCTTGACCAGGAATAGCTAGCCATAGTTTTAAAATCAATTAAATGAACACTACCATCATCTTCACTAACCGCCACCAAATCATAAAAACCTCTGACGTTTAAGGAAGTGATAAACACTTCACCTTCAATGTGATATTTAAAACTTTCTTTTTGTATATTATATATATCTTTTTCTTTACTATATATAGATTCTTCATATGTAGTATTACTACTTATAGTATTACTACTTATAGTATTACTATATATAGTAGTATCGGAAAGGGCTTGCTGTAAATCATCATGTACAATTGTACCTAATCTCATAATTCTAGATGATTTTTCATTAGCTGGATTTGTAGTAGGGGCAAGCTCAATAGATTCGTAGTACAGCTTCCTTGAACAAGTACCCGCTCCAGAAGCATGGTAATGGCTTTCTTTACCAACATACCTTTCTTTGTAGTTTTCTTCGTTTTTTCTTACAATATGGTCGTTATAGATAGATTCTATATCAACAGGACATTTACTTTTCAAGGATTCTCCTAATTTTCAGAAACAAATGATTCGATAAGTTCTGCTATAGCTTTATTCATGGAAGTTCCACGAGAATAGCAAGCTCCTTTAAATTTATTCCAAAGGTTTTTATCCATATTTGTTATGATTACGTTCTTTTTTGTTTTGTTCTGTTCTTGAGTCTCAAGATTTCTCATTATTTAACTGCTCTCCTTTTCCTTTTTTTATATGTAGGGCAATTTAAGTAATCGCCCCACATATTGTTATATATTTTATTAATGCTTAAGTTAATAAACAACATTTATTATAATAATCTTCTAATAAAATCATAAAAAATAAATAATACCATTAATCCTAATACTAATTCTGTCATTTTACCTCCTTAACTTTTTTCTTTGGTATATAATGCGACCCAAATGTTGCTATAAACATATCCATTATTTCATCATCTGGAATCTCTGCATATGGCTTAGTTCCAAACAATAATATTTCTTGTATATCTCTCAGCATCATATTTTCCGCCTCTCTAAAAGACAGCATATCTCTCATTTCTCTGTAATTTGGAGCCTTCATTTTACCTCCTGTATTTTATGTATTAATTCTAATGATTCGTTTATCTCTTCTTCAAAGCCATCAGTTATAGCTCTTAGCCCGTCTAAAACTTCTCGTTCTTCGGGTACAGAATAATCAAGAATATTGTTTATATCCATAAAAATATCTTTATAGTCTGAGACAATATCATGATAAGCTTCGACTTCATCTGTAATCATCTTTTTTTGTTTTTTATTCATCATCTTTCTCCTTAAGGGTTTTTACTTGTTTTTGTAGTTTTTCATGTTTCTTTTTCAGTTCTTCGTGGTCATCACGTAATGATTTAAGCTTAAACTGAAGTTCTTTTATATCTTTATACAAATGGTATCTCATTCCTGCATCCATTATTCTTCCTCCAATCTAATGATTTCATTTTCTTCAAGTTCAATACCATATTCATCTTTATAATTGTCCTTAAGATATTGTATTGCTTCCTTTTTATTTTTAGCATCAAAACTGCAACCCCAAGATATTGTTATATCTGCGTAATATCTTTTTTCCATTATTCCTCCTCCTCTTCTTCTTTTATAAATTCAACATTTACTCCATCAAATGTCCACATAAATGGCTCTCTACCATTATGTACCAATTGTTGGAATAGCCTTATATCTTCTTCACCTATTGGTATTTGTATTGACTTGTACTCCATTACTTTCTCCTTCCATGTGCTTCTTCTATGTGTGATGAAGCTAAATCTGCATTAGCCTCGTTAAAATATTCTTTTGGTATTATAAGAATACATTTCTTATCTATATAATTTTTAACAAGTTCTAAATCAGTGCCTATTAAGGCTACAAGATTATTATCTTTTAGCCATTCTGATAAATAAGAACTATAAGGTTTTTTCCATTTATATTTCATTTTTACTCCTTTTTCTTTCTTCTGTTTTTAAGAATTTAAGCCTCTGCTTTTTATTCATTTTATCAAATTTTACTCTCTCTTTTACATCTGAACATCTGATTATCCAATGGTACCATAATAATTGGTAGTTCATCTCGTCTACGAGTTCAGACATTTTTTCGCCTGTTGTTTTCATTTTAACCTACCTCTCTTAAAGTAAAACCCACTTCAATTGGCTCTATTTCTGATTTTAATAATTCATCATTATCGTCAATTAAATCAAACTCATTTATAAATTGCTCCAGCTTTTCTTCATCTTTCTTGTTTAAGACAATTTCATATTCAAAATCGGTAGTTTCGGGATTACATAACCAAATACTATTACTTCCCTCCACACATGGATAATAATCTCCCGATAAAGTTTTAATGATTTGTCTTTTTACTGCTTGGGCTACCGCACAACATTCTGTTTGCCCTCTACGTCCAAGTGTTATATCTTCTCTTTTTACTTTTAATATATCGCTATAATACATTTTTTATCTCCCCTCTATTAACCAATTATGATTGTCTTCTTCTATCCAACCTATTGCTTGTGCATATTTTCTTAACTCAAGATATGAGAACATAGGAACATCAAGCAGTGAAGTAACTTCAGTCCAGTCTTTTGTGTCCATAGTTTGTGTTGCTCTTTTTACCCACAATCCATAATCTGTTCCATGATATACAAACGCATATAACATCTTATTTGAATAGATTAATTTCTTTGGCTCACTATCCCAATCTATATCGTTTAGTATACCCCTATCATCTAAAGCTTCACTTTTCTTGTATTCTGATATACGCATCTGTTGCTCATACTCGTAGATTTTTGACCAATCTGTATTATCCATAATGGTCTGATAATCTTCTTGTTCTTCTTTATTTTCTTTCGGCATATGAAATATTAGTTCTTTATTTTTCACTTTTTACTCCATTTCTGAGGTATCAAACCCCCATTTTGTTAATTGTTCTTTAATTATACTTGGTAAATCAAATATACCATCATAATCTGTAAGTACTCCACCTGTAAACCATAATCCGCCCTCTGCATAATAGCTCATATCACTATCACAATACATTTCAAATGAACCATATTGTTTTATTGCATCAACTTCTATGTTATATGTTATTTCTTTCTTTTCTCTTTCTGTACTGCCCCAAGAATAATCAAAACATATATTTTCTATTTTCTTTATTGTTTTTTTAAATTTCACTTTACTCATTTGGCTCTATCCTCTCTCCACAATAAGCTTTATCGTGGTATCTGTATTTTTTGTACGGGTAGTTATGTTTGTAGCACTTATCGCAGTATAGTCCCGTATATATACCGTATGCGTCATTTCTTGCCCAATTGTGATATTCTAATGGTCTACACATAGGTGTGTAATATTCGCCCGTATGTTCGCATCTTTTTTCTTTATTGGGATAATCTTTATCGGGTTTCTGACAACCCGCACAATGATATAAGTATTCCATATTCCCCCCTAAAAATTACCTACTATGAATGATTCTTCGTCAATTGGTATTACTATTGTCTCGTTTTCTATATCTTCAATACATTCATACTCTTTTCCGTTTTCATCTTGAAATATTTGTAGATTATCATATTCTGTATATTCACAACAAAGACCAATTACATCAAGCTCTATATCTTCGCCCATATCTGATTCTATGTCTTCCAACCATTCAAATAATGCTTGTAAACCCTCGTATGAAAATTGTTCGCCTCTTCCATATCTTTGAAATGCCCTTTCAAATCCGTCAAAATTTAATGTAATTTTCATCTACTTATCTTCCTTTCTGAACCCGCCTTGACTTAGTTCTTTTTGTTTTTTTACACTTTGTGCTAATCTTTCTAAATTGTTTCCTGATAAGCTTCTTAGCCATCTCATAAAGTCTGTTTGCATCTCTCTAAACTTTTCTATCCTATACTCGTCCACTATCTCAAAATCCTTCCCATATACATCATCTTTAAATTGTATACCATTAACATAAAACGACCATCTTTTAAGGTCGTACAAATCTACTTCTGTTGATTTCTTTTTCATATTATTCTTCCTCCCTGATTTTATGATAACCAATAGAATCTTTTTTCAATTCAAATATTTCATTATAGTCTATATGTTCATTGTCCATATATTCTTCCGCTATCTCCCTATTACTTTCTGTTGAATACCATAAAAAAAAATTTTCTATTACATCAACAAGTCTTTTCTCTACTTCTGTTCTTTTCTTTTCCATATTACTCTTCCTCACTTTCACAATAACATTCTTCTATTTCTTCTTCACAATCATCACAAGCTTCTACCTCAATCTCTTCTACATCAAATGGAGACCAAAATTCAAAACAAAAACTATTCCAACATTCAATATCGCCACAAATATAAGTAGCATATGGAGTTTCTGATATATCCGTTTCTGTTGCATCTTGCCCACAACCATATGAACATCTATATTCTGTTGCACAATCGCCATTTATTACTTTTCTTTTCTTTAGCATTTTCTTTTCCTTTTTATTGCGGTTTGTCTCATCAGTAATACAAATAACCACTCTGTACTATATACCCACAATTTAGATTGTAGGTATTTCGACATTATTTTATGTTTTTAAGGACTTTTTCTAATTTCCTTAAGTCTTCTATGCTTAGATTATTTATAGCCTCAAAATTGATAGCTTTTTCAAATCCAAATACATCTTTTTTTGTTTCTTTCTTTTCCAACTTACACCTCGCTTTCTTCAAATATTGATTCATTTCTTAATGCACTAAATATCCATCTTGGCGGTACGCAACCCATAACATCTTGTTCTTCTACTTTGCTATACCTTTCCATTGATACCATTGCTTGTGCTACACCGCACAAAAAGTCTACTTCACTAATATTTACACCATTTTTCTTTCTTCCTTTTAGGCAATCTTCCGCTTCTTCTACTATTCTTTTTCTTAGCTGTTTTTTCATATTACTTTCCTTTATTTTTTTATACAAATGTATCTATTAGCTCTTTTTCGTGTCTTTTAACTATTTCATATCTTACTTTATTTCCTACGTTGATATGCTTATCTATGTCTATTAATTTTAAAAGAATTAGTTCTAAATCCCATTTGCTTAACTGTTCCATTCTTTCTTCTATTGTTATTTGGTATTTCTTTTTTATTCCCATATTAATACAAAAAAAACCCGCACAAATTAATGTACGGGCTTTTAGTCCTCTCTTATTTAGTTATTTGTTGTTTCCCAAGCGTTTGATTCACCTGTTTTTGTTGCTTCTTCCACTACTTCTTCTTCTTTTGTTTTGCTATCATCTATTGCTTTTTCAATGTTACGCATAGATTGTTGTGCCTCATCAAGATAATCGTTTGCATATCCTGCACTATCATCTGCGTTATCTGCTTCACTTTTTGCGTTATCTGCATACATACTTGCGTCTTGTACTGAATTAATCGCTCTACTTAAAGACTGCTTAAGGCTATTAATATCTTTATCAATATTAAATGCAATTCCACCCTTATCTAAGTCAGTAACGACTTTTACAAGGTTTATTCTTTCAGTCTCTAATTGTTCACATAATGTGTCAATCATTTTACTATCATCAATTAAGCCCTGTACGCATTGTCTTACTATTTTATTTTCCATCTTTTCTCGCTTTCTGTTTTTTTATTTTATCAAATAATTGTGTCCCGAAAGACATATAAATATAGATTTATTACACATAATAAACAACATAAATATATTTATGTAAATATATAAAAAAGTGTTATATTATTAGTGCGAACAAAAAACAATAAATAACAATGGAGAAAAAAATGAAAGTATATATAGTATTTTATGATATGTTTGATTCAAGCATAAAAAATATTTACAACACCGAAGAATTAGCAAGAGCAAATTGTGATGGTGATGGTGAATGTTATGCAGAATTTAAGGTAATAGAAAAAGATAACATTGATAGAGTAGAAAATAGACTAATTGATTTAATTAAAGGACTTGAGTTAAGAGTTGCAGAAGTTGAACGTAATCAAAGAATATTATAAATAAAGGAGAAAATAATATGTATGAAGATGAAACAGGAGTTATATTGTGTCACTATTGCGAAGATGAAGCAGTAAGTAATATTACAGGTATTAGTGATATGTATATATGTAATGATTCGGAATGTGCTAAAAGTTGCTTGTTTGATAACTTGGGCGAAGAATCAATAAAATATTAATAGATAACTTATAAACAAAGAGCATAACAAAAAGGAGTATATAAATGTTAGGAACACATAGAACAACAACAACAAACATACCTATTGATAATGAGCAGTCAAGATTGA